ATGGCACAGCGATAGCAGACCCGCCCCAGTCAGCATTTCGCTGTGCCATTGTAAGTATTCCAAAAGGACCATCAAAACCGGCGCGGCTAAATAGCTCCATAAGATATGTGTCATAGTCCATTTGGTCAGAACGAAGATATCGCAAGTTACCTTCGATTCCCGGCAGCGCATAAGACAAACCTACTTTGGCGTACTCTCGTAGCTCTAGCCCTAACGCCGCTAGGGGCAGAAAAGCAGCTGCGGTTATAGCAAATAAAGGTAACGTTGCCGCCACCCCCATTGCAACAACGCTTTTCCCGTTATATTCCTTTGCGCGAATAAATGCTTCTCGTTGAGCGCCTTCAATAATTACTTTGTTAAACGCATACAAAAAACTTTTAAGCTGCCAAATTAACGCAAACCGGGGGTCATTAGCCCAAGAAGGACGCTCTGCTTCATTTGGTCGTAGTACCGAACTCTCAACAAAACGAACTAACCCATTTTTTATTGCTTCACCTTCTGGGCCAGCAAAACTAAACTCATTTTTTTCCCACGCTTTTACCTGCTCAGCAGTTAGCCCAAGCTGACGCAAATAACGTTCTGACCTTTCTGTCGGATGGTTAGCATGTTCAAGAATAAATTGTCGGCCCATGCCTGCGGCAAACTCACGGGATAGATCAGTAAGATAAGAAAGCCCTGTCCACTTAAAGAATTTATCTGTCGCTAATCTTACTTGAGGGTCTAGGTGATCACTGTCTGCCTGAGATAAAAATGCGTTTGAAACTGCTTCGGGTACAACGACGCCAATGTCTGCGGCTAGTCGTTTCGAAGCTTCCGGGTCATTCATCGTTGCGCGAATTTGTTTTAGAGCCATACCAAAGCCAGCAAACTCTCTAGTATTTACAATTGAACCAGCAAAGTCAGGAACAGACGCCAAAGACGCAAATGGTAACAGCGTCATAATGTTCATGGTTTGCAGATAACTGCTAGTCTTTCTCCAGAACGGTATCATCGGCGTATGATGGCCTAAGTACCCGTGGATAATTTTTACCGCAATTTCTCGTTGCTCTGGAGAAACTTCGTCGAGTTCCGCTAAAAGAAGGGATTTTCCAGAGGCATCTTTCGTGTGTCTATCCCACTCAATGCGCTTTGTTACTCTATCTACATAACTGAGAATTGCAATTTCAGGGTCTTGCAATAAACCATTCTCTGCCAAAACGTTAACAGGAATGTTTTTAGTTAGATTAATACTTTTAACGGCGGCACTACCAGTGTCTAAAAGGGCGACATCATCAATATCTAATCCGTCAGGATTGTTGTCGGCTGACTGTTGAAAACGGAGAATCCGTTGCAACGCATTTCGCACTTTTTTCTTATCGGCATCTGGCTCGTATTGAAAAATTAATGCTTCTAGCTTCGCCGGGTCTGCCGCAACTTCTGGTAAATTTAAAAAGACCGGAAAATAATTTTCCCTAAAACCAATGTTGGTGTTAGATGGGGCTATATACTCGTCATGTATTTCTTTGAGCGCCAGCCGCAACTGCTTGGCTTTTCCGGTAAGCTGGTCAGTTGTCAAAGTAGTATCTTGAGCCAAAACAAACGCAGTTTGAACTTCCGCTGTGTTCCAGTCGGCCCCTAAGACCTCAAAGAACTTAGTACGCAAAATACGTGCTGCCCTTCGCCGCTCTCCAACAAAACCTAAACCTTGTTGTGCGTCTCCTTCAGCTTCAGTGTTTGAGCGGATATAAAACATATCTGCTACAACACGACCGGCAGTTGTATGAAGCAGTGTGTCCGCTGTAAGAAGAACTCCCGCTACTTTAGTTAGTTGAGGATAGGCAGCAGTTACTCGTTGTAGTATTCCGTCTAACCACGCATCAAACCTAGCCAGCAGGTTTTTGTCGTATTGAGAAAAATCGTTTTTAATTTCTTCACGAATAGCCCCTACAATTGTTTTCTGTTCCATTGAAGCAGATGTGGGCTGCACTATCGTATTAGGGTCAGCCGTAGCTTCCGTAGCTGCTGCATCTTCAGACTCTAAACTTACGGACTCATCAATGTTTAATGCAGCTAAACCAGCCTCATAACCAACAATTTCTCCTTGCTGATTATATTTAGGAGACATGACGGTTTCTCTGTCGTTTTGCCGCGCTTCAGTAACACCTTCCATATACTTATCAAACTCAGGTGTTATTTTGTTGAACCGCCTAAAGATTTTGTGGTCTTTTAAGTTGTTCCATAAGCCCATTAATTTTTGCGCTAACTGCTTAAAATGGCTTTCTGCTAAATTTTTTGGCTTCTCTATTAATTTTTTAGTCCAAGCAGCAACTTGATCGGCATACCATTCTTCAAAGTTTTTATCTTCGTTAGGGCTGTTCCATTGATCTATATTCTCTCCACCTTCAACAGCACGATCTTGGTTGAACGCAGCTACCAGTTGAGTACGCAACGCAGGGTTTGAACTTAGCTTGCCTGACTCTTCTTTAAATAATGCATGTCCAAATTCGTGCGCAAGAGCTAAAGCGTAAGCCGCTGTGTTTCTTACGTCTCTATCGTCGAGAGTTATGACATAAGCATCGCCTAGTTTAGCCGCTATTGAAGCTTTGCCTTTTTTGGTGTTCTGCAACCGGCTTACTAGTTCAGGAGTAAGCGTTTTTGCAGCAGTTGTATTATTCGTCTTTGTTAAAAGCGTTGTATAAACGACATGCGATAACAGCCCCGCTGTAATAGTAGAAGGCGTTGCGCCTTCAGCATTACGCACAAAATCAAAGATTTTTATACCCTTATCAGTAAGGGCATTTTTTTCCAGTGCGCTACTTAACCACTGAAGTACGGCATCTGCATCAGCAAAATTCAACTTCTGTAAGGTCATTACAAAGGGATTGTTCTTCTTATTTGAGTCACGCAACATCAACTTGCCGAGGCTAGTACGGACAAGCGCCTGTAATTTATTCATGCCTATTATTGCAACGGGCTTTTTCAGCTTTAACCGAGCAGCCAAGAACCTAACAAACGACAGTAAGTCTTTGGTTTGCGTTTTTTCACTACCAATCTCACCAAACGGAAAAGTGACGCTGTTCCCGGCAGTAGTACCTGTAAAAGGAGCTTCGTTTTTATTTGTAGTTGGTGCTCTTCCTTTCGGCCTTGATCTACCTGAATCAAACAAAATGTCATACTGCATAGTTGTTGCATCTAAGACATTGCCCGCATTCCTTGCAGCTTGCAGCGGAATATCCATCGGCTCTACGCCTGTCTCATCCATCCGTCTGTTATAATCCTCCTCGGCGCTTACCGTTTCAGTTTCGCCTCTGTCGGGATTATCGCGAGTAACCAGTCCGACTTCTGAGTTTGCAGTGCTTCCAGCAAAATCCATTACTTGTTGATCAGGGTTAATCCTTGCAGCTTCTTCTAGATCAACGTTTCTTCTGCTAATTTCATTGCCTTTTTTATCGAGCGTAACGATTACCGTGGTTGTCGTAGGCGTTGCATCAACTTCTACAGTTTGCTCCGCACCCGTTTTACCCCGAGGCTGAGCAATTTGACGCAATCTGACTGAACCGTCTGCGTCAACAATAAGATTAGCTAGGTCTTTAGGCAGAGTTTTCTTTGAGTTGGCAAGGTTGTTTAGAACGTCTTCAATCGGGACGTTCTTAATAGCTACCTCATACCCCGCTAACTGTAATTCGGCTAGGATAGTCAAGAACCCGTCTCGGGAATTTTTTATTCCCTTACCAAAACCAGAGTCATCTCTAACTTCATTTATCCTTTTCCCAGCAGCTACTAAGTCTGAAGGATTAACTGTCGCCCATTTCGCGTCCCCCTTTTTACGAAGTTGAACCGTTCTGAATCTTTGAAGCGAGGCTTTTGCTTTACCAATTGATCGTAATAAAAATGGACCCAAGGCCAATTGAACAGGCTCTGATTCCTTTGTGAAATCCTGAAAAGTATATGTGACTGAGTCCGGTGTAGCAGTAATCTGTATAGAATGCCCATCTTCTCGCGGAACAATCTCAACTATAAAACCCGGATTAGACTCAGAAAGTTTTACGGCAGTGTTTAAGACGCTTTTAGACATGCTCCCAAAAGTTGCAGTTTTCCAATCAACCTCTTCCCCAATTACTTCCGAATAAGCGGCACGCGCGGCATCAATGCCTTCAAAAGTATTACTGAAAGGATCTACGCTCTGGTATATTTCAGCAGTCTGACCATCCTTGTTAAAACTGTGAAACCTTATGTCCCCTTCAAAAACACCGCTTCCTACTTCCGCATCTCCAGCGTTATTTCCGTCAACGTCATCTTCAAACGAGTCAAACACATTATCCTGTTGCGCGCGTTTAGTTCTCGCAATCTGAGCGTCTTCTGCGGACATCGTAGTGATAGAAGCATTTGGCGCTTGAGTTTTTGCATTGGCTAAAGCAACTTCTAGGTCTTGAGAATTAGTAGTCTGTTCAAATAGCACGTTACCGTTAGCATCTGTAGCTTGAACCACTAAGGTATCGACATCGGTTTTTTCATGGCTGTAATGCAGCGCAGCTGCAAGAGATGCATTAGACGCAGACGAATCCTGAACTGCTTTTACCACCTCATAATTTGTAGAAAGGATTGTCCCCCGACCTCTTACATGCGCCACATAAGTGTCTTTACCATTTATACGCAATTTAGCTATTCGGCCTACGGTTAAAGTAAACGAATCAGCAAGGTTCTTTGTGAAGTTCTCGTACTTACCCGCGACCCACACTGCCTCGCGAGGGTTATCGTCAGAAGTCATTGCTGTTATTTGAGCATCGATGTCGCGGCTTGACTCAGGAGTGGTTTCGTCTGCGGGACTTTGATTAAAAGCATCTGCTGCTCGATCCTTTACATCCGACGCCATTGTTCTAGCGGTATCAAATATTTCTGACTGGGCTGCTAGAGCAACAGTTTGATCTTTAATGTCAGACGCCATTGTTTTAGCAGTCTCAAAAACTTCCCCGGCCTTTTCTTGCGCTTCCGCTCTGAGATCAACTGTGTTTGCATCTAAAGATGACGCAGCGCCCATAACTTCTTTTACGCCTTGCACGGCAACCGAGCCACCGCCGCCAATAGCACCGCCACCGACAAACCCAATAAACAACGCGTTTAACCTACGCAAATTTGCATCCGCATCAGTAAACGAATCATCCATGTCCATCCGGTTGCGGATCGCTATTTCTTCTTGTAAGAACTCTGTGCCGCCTTCTATCGTGCCGCCTTTAACGACACCGCCACCTAACGCCGCAGCCAAGCGCCCCATAACTGAATTAGCGCCTACCGATTTTGATTGCGCTTTATTAGCGAGAAGTTTTACAAGACCAACTTCGCCAAACACACCAATCGCAGCTTGTGGAACAGCTACTGCAAGCGCGCGACGTGCTTGACCCGCATCAATATCGCGACCTGACTCAAGCGCCTCACTTACGTTTTGACCGGCCAACGGAACAAACTCGCTTGTTCCTGCTCCTAAAAGCGCGCCTGTCTTTAAGGCTCTACTCCTCGCTAGACGCGCATCAGACAGTATTTTTGCCAAAGATTCCGCAGACGCTTTCTCACCGGCAGCAGTAACTTTCGCTTTGTCCGCCGCCTGTTTTCTTAAAAAAGCATCGCGTGCAGAACCTGCCGGAAGATCAAAACCTGCTATTCTGCCAGCTTGTAACTCCGCAGCTTCTTGAGCAGCTTCCCATGCACCTTGAGCAATCTTGCGTTCATCGGGGGTAGCAGTTTTTCTTGCTACGGCCATAACAGAATCTTTAATTAAATTCTTAACGGCAGACCTACTGCTTTGTTTTAACGTCGCCTGACCTAATGCCATTGCAACACTGCCTGTACCTGCGCCTACAATAGTTGTAAGCAAACTAGGTATGATCTGCCCTACTCCCGCTGCACCTTGCTCCAACACACCTTCAATAGTTGGTTGTTCCCAAACCTCTCCAAAGGTATCCATATTTTGGAGGGGGATAGCGGCAAACTCTTCGCGTATACGGGCGTTCTTTATGCGTGTTTCTGTGCCTTCTTTGTCGCCTGACAAAGCCTCAAGCGCAGCACCCATGTACAAAAAATCAGCCGCTTGCTGTTGCGCGCCCTGCCGAATCCCTCGCTGAAATGTTTCAATTAGATTAGTCGAAGATACAACGCCTAACTCGGGGGCACCTTCTAGATTTTGTGTTAAGGGAGATCTTCGAAGCGATGCTACCGTGGCAGCTTGTCCCGGTTGAAGATATTGTAATGCAGTATTTTCTGGCGATGCTGCCTCGTCGGAAGGTTTAGTAGACCGCATAAACTGAGCAATAAAATCATTATCAACGGTGCTAGTAATAGCCCCGGTATTATTGGTAGGCGAAGGAGAAGTAACAGGAGCCGTTGTAGCTTGAAACTGCGTGATTAAATTAGGCTCTACATTCCCGGCGCGCGCCTGCTGCAACATATCAGCCGAGTACATTTGAGCAGCATCAGGTGTCTCAAACCGCACCATTGCTTCAATCATCTTTTCCCGAGTGTTGGGATCAGCTAAATCAATGGTTTCGTCAGGGCTAATCCCCATCCTATCCGCAACAAATTTTGCATACGCAGGAGTAGGATTATTATCTTCTGGAGGGGCAAAACGCGAAATTGCGTCATTGAGATTATCAATCCCGTGTTTTTTGCCATAGTTTTCTAATACGCGATCAGCGGCACGAAGGCCATAACTTGGGTCTTCGAATTGCGCATAATCGTTCTCATCGCCACCCGTTTGACCGACCCAATCATTTGCAGAGTTGTATCGAATATTCAGCCAGTTATTATTGCGAACCCCAAGATTCGACATTTATGCTTCCTCAGTCTACTTAGGTTATTTATCTTCTGCTGCTAAGCTATTCGCTTCTGCTTGGAACGCTATCATGCTAGCAAGTGTGCGATCATCACCTTGGATATCTGCTATGGGGACAGCACGTCCTCGCTGCCCTTTTTCATCTACATAAGCCACGGAAACGGGCTTCCCGTTTTTATCGAATTCGGCAACTCTTAGTTGTGCAAGATCAAAATCTGACACACTTTGTGGCGCGTCTTTATTAAAAAGTGACCCCCACCAGTCTGCTCTGAAAGCATCAACTCCCTTTAGATCTACCATACCCGTTCTGGCTTGCGCATATAGACTAAGATAAGGATTAAATGCGTCTGCATATACTCGCGCTGCTTGAGGCGTTATTGAACCCCGTTTCATTTTTGCTCGAAAACCTGCCGCTGCTCTTGTAAACTGTGTCAGATTTTCTTTAGAAAAAGTTAACTCACCAGACGTAAAACCACCGCCTTCTGGATCGTCTCCACTGACTCTAATACCGAAAATTTCATCAAAAATTTTCGTATACTTATCAGCGTCACCAGAAGCTGCCTCAACGCTCGCAAGTACTTTACCATCCAAAGTTTCCCTCTGCTGAGCCAAAAACTTTTGCTGCTCAAGTCTCGCCTTCATTACTTGTGCACGTGCGGTGTTACTGGCAGTTGTCATCTCTTGTTGTTGCTGACTACTAAGCTCCTGATCTCCGCGTTCGATGTAATTTATTAGGTTCTGCGCTAACGCTGCGGCGTCTTTCCCTGCGCCCATACTACCTGCCATTATCCAAGCAACGTTCCTTGCCTCTTTAGCCGAGATAACACCACTCGCCACTATTTCCTGTAGCTGCTGGGGGTTCTCTACTTCTTCTTTGCCTATGAAAGTTCTTACCGCCTCTATTTGCTCGGCAGTTGGTTTCTCCGTACCCGCCATAATTGCTGTGCGAATATTGTCAGCAGTAAGTTCAAACGACGGCGGCTCAATTGAACCTAGCGCGCTTGAAACCTCTTCTCCCGTTGGATTTTTTCCAGTACTACGCTCGTTAGTTCTAACTAGCTGAGTGCCAATCTGACTACCCGTTGTCGCGCTCACAATTGGTTGCTTTTTATATATACCGTCTGGGTCTGCGGCTTTTATAGCCGCTTCATTCTTGTCTTGGTAAGGCGTAACAGAAAGCTCTTCGCTATCTGCGCGAGTTAGTGCATCATCGTCGCCAAGAAAACTCGCCATTGCACGAACGCGAGGGCTATCCTTAATAGCGTTTACTGTGTTTAAAACGCCGTTCCAACTACCTTTGATAAGATCTTTTACCGCCGCAACAGAACCACCACCTACTTGTCTTACAAGATCAGAAGTTGCTTTTACAATTTGTAAAGTTTCTAGAATTGCTTCGCGCTCTTTATCATCAGCGGCTTCCCATTTTTCGCGCGTTACTCCTCTATCTGCTAATAATTTTGCAATTGAACCTTCCTTGGTAGGATCTTCTTCGGGGTTTGCTTGATACCAGTTTTCCTCTGTCTGTTTTTGCCCTTCGGCTACAATCTCATCTATTTGCGGACCCAGATTTAATTTAGCGGCTATCTTGCGCAGCGTGGGAATATCTTGCGTTTTATTTATAAGATCACCAAACATGCGTAACGCTGTAGGGTCTTCTATTTGTTGGGAGCCAGCATCTAGTAGCGCCTCAGATATAAGGGCTATTTGATTTTGCTCTTTAGCCTCTTCAACACTTGATGACCCCGTTTGAAAAATGCCAGCGTTGTCTTCTAGACCACCATAGGTAATCCCAGCCTGCCACCGCGACTTTAAATGCGAGTTGAGATCCTCTTTTGAAATCTGAGTAACAAGAGGGTCGCCATTAGAAGTAGCGCCATCAGTTAAGGGGACAATTTGCCCATTATCCATCCGGCGTAGTTCTATGTTGAAGTGACCCTCAACTGTAGGGGATGGTACAATTCTATGAAGTGCGGTTTTTTGAACTTGTCCGTTTTCATCCGTAAATGTTTGGTAGTCCGGGCGAGTTGCTAAAAGCGCCGTGACATCTTTTACGGCATTGGGATCGTCAAATAGTTTAGTAAAATCTTGGCCTGCTGTAACGTTTCCCGACGCCTGCGCAATGTTACTCATAACGATCTTATAACGATCTTTAAGCTCCTTCTGGTTCTGCGTGTAACGCTCGCGCAGGTTTGCTTCTTCCACGACATCTTGTTGCCTATTAGCAAGCTGATTACGTCGCTGCATTTGATCGTTTGCTTGAAAGCCGCGAATCCCCGCCTCTATACCGCCTAGTAACCCTACTGCCATCTAACTTCTCCTAAAACGCAAACGCCATAATCGCCATAGAACCAAGGCTACCTAGAGTGCTATAAGTCTGGGCCTTAGATGCAGCTTTTGCCGATTCGTATGCGTTTTGTCGTTGCGTATGATTTGCAGCAGCAGACCCCATCTGACTTAAAGATGACCTGTTAACGCCCTGCCCAATATTTATTAAGTCTGAAAGCGCACCTTGATTGGCTTCTTTTTGAGCGATGCGTGAATTATTCATCGCCTCAACCCCGCCTAACGTGTTTGCACGACCTAACGACATTTTCTGTTGCTGAAGTTGCGCGGGAGTAAGTGAAACGCCATACCTGCTTGCGTTACGATCAGACACCCCTTGCATAAGACCTTGTGCGGTTTTAGTATCCTCGCGCGCTTGATCAATTAGGGATGTATCATTTTGCGCTCGATCAAGGAGATTTTCTTCAAACTCGCGATAGTTGGCGACGTAATCTAAATAATCATTACGCGTCATTGCAGCAAATGCAGCCTCTGGATCACTCACGTTAGGCAGTGCTCCCATCTGACTTTGATACTGTCCTGCTAGTCCAGCAGGTAGACTAATGCTCATGCTTAATCCCCTTGACTCCAGTTCCAGCGATTACCTAACCCGCTTATGTTATTACCTTGCTTATCGACCGGCGAAAAGAACCCCCCTGAAACGTCTTCCATAATAGGTTTTCCAGTTGCAGTATCTATTCTATCGCTACCATCAGGATTTTTAGCCGCTTTCGTGCCTTTCGTACCCATATTTTTAGCGCCCTGTAATACAAGCGCACTGCCTATCTGCCCCGCAGCACCCCATTTCGCGAGCCTCTTTGTTTGGTTTGCTTCCGCTTTTGCTAAGCCTTTAGATGTGCCAAGGTCTGCGGCTTTCGCCATGCCTGACTGAGCATCTCCCGCTTGACCTTGCGCGACACCTAATACACCAAGCTGTTTCTTATTTTTTATATCTAAACCTTGCTTGTTGGCAAGTTGCTGCTGACTTGAAAATGCTTGCGCCATATCACCCGCGTTTCCGCCCTGTGACACTTGATCGTACATCTTTACCCGAGACAGTGACTGCATCACGTCAGCATTAGCACGACCCCTAAGAAGGTTTGTGTTATCTTCAGACAAAGACTCGTCGCGCATTCTTTGCAGTAACGGATCATATTTCTTTTTAAAATATGCGTTTTGCGCTTGTGCGACTGCTGCGGACGCTTGTTCAGCCGCAGACGGTTTGAACTCACTCGCTTTCGGACCCTTTCCCATTAAATCGCCTCGTAAATTCTACAGTTTCTAATTCCCAATTCTGTCGAGCAAGATAATCTTTTAACCCCAACTGATCCGTGCGTAACTTCAAACCGTCAAAACCCGCTAACATAGCTTCCCGCTCAAAGAACTCTTGATGCTTGATAGCATAAGCATTACCTCGATTTTTCGCCCATGCTATCCAGATATAACAAAACGTCTCTTGCGCTAAGACATCCCTTTCTTCTGTGGTAACGGTAAAACCTTCGCTAGTTATCCATAGCTGCGCGTCACCCGTAATACATGCTGTGTAAACATCTTCTGCTCTAAAGCGTTGATTAGGGGAATTTGCAAGCACTACCCTGACGCCTTCTTTAACCCAATCCCACTCTCTTCGAATATCCCCGACTACTGGTTCAGTGCCCAGCGCGCCAACCTCTGTTGCGATAGCGGGTTCTCGTAGTAATGCCACCATAATTTACCTTTCTAGCTACTCCATCAATTCGCTTTGCTCGTATCCGTGCATCCTCCATCCCAGAGGAAAACAACGCTCCATACTGCATACCTGCGTTAATATCTGACCAGTCTTTATTGGGCATCCTCAACAATCGAAACAACGCGCCATTTACAATGGTGTCACGGTAGTCGTTCATGATGTCGTCATCGCAAGACACGCTGTTGTGCGTGGGTTTTAAAACCGCCTGCACAATAGTGCTAGCCGCTTGAGTCGATGACGGTATAGGCACTAACCAGAAGATAGAACTTGTCTGCTGTACATAGTATTTCGGGGTGCCTGTGTAGCCGGTGTCTCGCCACTTAGGCAGCTTCTGCTCCAGTAAAGAGCTAGTTACTGGCTCAAGCGACTGTCCGCTATGAGTAACCCACAAAATTTTGTGGACAGCGGTTCCAGAAGGAGCTTCAAGATCGTATTCGTAAGCATTACCAACGGTAGTTACCGCATCAAGTTCTCGTTGATATACGCTGGCTTTTTGGCATAACTCAATGACCGCAGATCGAATGTTCGTTTCAATTAAATGATCAGAACAACCCCCCACCATCGGCAAGATATCGGGGAGTAGCGTCTCATAGGAAATCGCCATGTCTTAACCCCCGCGCTCAATATTTGGGTTGGTAGCCGCATCAACCTGTCCTTTGCCAGTAACAGTTGCGGTAAACAACTGATAGTGGCTAGCGCCTCGCTGTTGATTAGCTGCGTACTCAGCATCTTTCATGTACGCCATGTAAAGCACGTAGTTCATGATGGCATTAGCAAATATATCAGGTATCGATATATTGTCGCTCAAGGCAATAGTTGCTGGGTTATTAGAGTAAATAATTTCTAGGTAAGCATTACCCGCAACACCCGGATAGACGTAGAAGTTTCTAGGGTTAGAGTCCTCGTAAACATAATGCTTAACAACGTTTGTATGAGCAGCTGCACCAGACACATTTGGATCATGCCAGTCCGGGGTTTGACCGTTAAGCACCTCAATGTCTACAAGACGCACAGCGCGTTTGCCCGTGCCGCCGCTTGCAGCGGACATGTTCCGAATAACTTTTAAAAGGCGATTTCCCGCTGCGGGTATAGTTTGTTTTGTGCCCGTTGCCAGCGTGACTGTTGTATTAACTGCACTCGCATCAGGTTTTATAAGCGCAATCTCCCGCTGCGCATCATTGACCCATAACACTAACTCCGAAACGACCGGCCATCTAACGCCTGTCGTATCTTGTAATACAGTTTGTACGCGATCAATTACGCTTTGTACGGTTACTGCCATGTTAATACCTATGAATTGAGGACAGATTCCCACGCAGTTGCGCGTTCATCAGTTGCTACTGTGCGGCCCATTATTTTATTTATAACCGCTGCTTTTGGAGATCCATCAGCCTTAAAATTACTGGGATCACCTTCCTCTAATAGTTGTGTCAAAACATCTTCTAAACTAGAACTTAATGCCGCAGGCTTTTCAGCAGAAGTTACGACGGTTACACCGACCTGCTTCGCGCCCATTTGCAGAGCAAGTAAACCAATTTCGTCAGAGACTTCTATTTCAACTTTGGCGGTTACGCCAATCACTGCTCCAGCAAGAGTTTCAATGCGTAGATCTTCGTTGCTAACAATCTTCATGAATTATTACCTTTTTCCTAGTATAAAAAGACCTCTCCCCCCCGAAGGGAGGAGAGGCGTTACTTCGCTTCTTACTGAGCGGTGTCTAAGCAGATAACGCCGAAATCTTGGACGCTGCTAGTGATATCGCTGTTGTACTTGGGCTTGCGAAGTCCAAAGATCTTGCCAACCGAAATACCG